ATAAAGATCTTTGATAACAGTAACATAATTTGCCCAATGAGTTTTTTCACTTGGAAGATAATCGTTAAGAGCTTTTTGAAGTTGTTCTGGAGTTGGAGTATTTCCAACTGTTAGTGCTTCTACAATTGCTGCAACGTTGTTTATCATTTTAGCTTTTTCAATTCTATCGCTACCAGAAACGGCTTGATCAAGAACAACGGTGCAAGCTAATATTACTGCTGGCTTAACATAAGGAAGAGTGTTTTCAACACTTGTTGCAACATCAACTTTTCCAGTATTGGTTGTGGCACAAGCTCCAAGAAATACGCTCAAAAGAGCAACTGCGATTAATTGTAATTTATTCATATATTTTCTCCATGCGGATGTATTCTTTCTTCTGCTTCAGCTGTAGAAGCTACTGTTCCACCAGTAACTGCTGAGTCTTTTACTGTAAGTGCAAAAACTATACCAGAAACGACTGCAACTAATTTTGCAATTCCTATAATATAGGTTTCTGCTATATCTGGAAGAAATGCTACTAATGAAGGATCAGAGTGAATTGCTATTGCGGTAGTAATTGCTACTACTGTGGTAACTCCAGAAGTGGAAGATCTCCAATTGGCGCCAAAGATTTTAGATAGCATAGTCTTCATAAAACATTACACTAGATTATATATTAATAATTTAATATTCAATACCAACTAATGGGGCTTGATTTGTGCTTGCTGCAACCATAAACCCACTTCTAATAGAAGAATATAAATCTAAACCAGTATCATAATATGCGTATGCAGTTGATGTACTAGATGATACATTACCAAAATTATTATAGCCAGTGTTCTCGCCAAATATCTGCCTATTAGAATTAACATTCATAACTTTAAAAGAGGATGGTACTGGAGTACCAGTATTACAAGACGCAATTATATATGGTCCTTCGTCTAAAACTACGTTTGCAGTTGTTGATTTTATTCCAATATTCGAAGAATCAAAAAATATAGACCCGCTCCAAAATAATTTAGCTCCTTCATAACCATTATTACCAGAATATATTCCGAGCTTAATAGTGGTATTATTGACGTAAGAAGTGGACTCTACGCATAAATTTAATTTAGGTATTTTTTTTCTAATTAAAAACGGATGATATGTTATGACTCCAGAATTAGGAGTCGTAGTCGACATTGATTGAAACCCAAATGGTAGATGTCTTCTAATTCCTGTGGCAGGAGGGAATTGATAAGCTAAATTTATATCATCATTTTGAAAATTAATTTTGCTACCACTTATATTTATATATAAATTATTTAAATTTATTCCACCAACATTATTTATATTTACTCCTGTGCCACCATTTTGGGTTAAAGCATAAGAATTAGAACTTATTACATCTTGAACAAGACCTGTAATTTCACTTTGATTTAATTGTTTTAATCTAATTAAATTTTCAGCCATTTTCTTTTCCTTGTTGTTTGCTGTGATAAAGAATACCAGCTATATAACTATCAACTCCATGTTCTAACGCTATATCTTGAACATTAGATACTGTTTCTAAATTTTTATCTTTTGGATTATTAACGTAATTTAAGCTTTCTACTTCCCAGTTCTGTGGGTTTTCATTTGCTACAATAATTTTTGTAATTTCAAAAGCTACTTCTTTTTGTTGTTTAGAAAGTTTTCTTAAACTATGCTTTTCTCTCAATGAGCTTTCTACTTTTTCTTGAAGTTTCGATGCTAAAATAAAATTTTCTTTAATTCTATTAACATCAAAAAATACAGCTTTAGATTGTTTACCTTCGCCAATTGGTTTAACATTTTTTGTAGATTGAGGAATCCCAGTCGATCCACTTGGTCTACCAGCTTCTGCTCCAATTTTCGCTCCACCAATTAATGGTTGATAAAGACCTTGATCTTTTAATTCTCTAAATTTTTCTTGAGATAAAACTGAATCTTGAGGCGATGGAAGTCTTCCACTATCTATTGCTTGTAATCCTTCTTCTGGAGTTAATACTCCTAGTTCTACAAGTCTTGTATAAACTCTAGAGTATTGGATGTCATCTTTCAGATCGATATCTTCAAAATGCGGAGTTGGATAATTTTTAAAACCCAATTCTTTACTAATTCTTCTAATTTCTGGAAATAGAAAATCATTAATAAATGTTTCGCGAGCTTGTTTTAATCTTTCTATAAAGACTTGCACTTTAATACTTTGATTCGCAAATTTTTCATTGCCAATAAGAATATTATTTAAACCAATTTGAATATCCCGATCTACTACTTCATATTTTTGTGGCCCAATAAGATTACCGATATCTGGAATAACGAATTGAGCTTTAGTAGTATAATCTGCAATTAAAACTCTACCTACGCTTTGATTTTCAAAAAGTTTTTGCATTGCTTCGAGATTTTTTTGATTAATTCCGCCTTTATCTGGATCTGTGCCCATTGTAACTAACAATACTGCTTGTTGCATTGTTCTTGTTACTGCCATATCCATTTTTTTCATTTCAGCTTTCCAATTGATATCATCTAATACTGGATATCCCATTGGTACTGAAAATGGTTCGTAGTCTTGTTTTTTATAAAAAACTGCTGCGAGTCTTTCTCTATCTAATGGCAGAGTTAAAATTCCAATTGTTTTTTGTTGAATAAGTTTTTGCGTTTCTTGTGGAAGACTTTTTAGAACTTCATAATCCTCGTCTGTTTTTGGGCTTTTTAATCTCTCTAATTCATAATCACTTATTAATTTATAATATCTACCAACAGAAAAATTAATAGTTCCACCAATTTGTATATCTGCTGGATTTAAAATAATATATTTAGATGGAAGATTTACTGAAGCTTGAGAGGATAATCCAAATGTTTGAGTAATTTTACTAATATCGTCGTCTCTAACTTTTGTGTCAAATCTATATATAAAAACATTTCCACTACGATAGTATTCACGAAAGAATTTATCTTGAAAATCAAAAATATTTATTTTCTTTAAAAGTGCTGTGAAGAAATCTCTACTTTTTTGACTACCATCTTTAAAGTAAATATTACTGCAAGAAAATTCTGTCATTAAATCAATAGTATTTCTGAATATAGCAAAATTATAATAAGCCTTTTGACATAGAATAACCGCATCACGAATATTCATATTTGAATTAGATTTAATTCCTGATGAATATCTAAATGGAATTATGCCATCTTCAATGTTCTTATATCTATCAGTTCTTGTTATTGTAGAAGAAGCATTTCTTCTCATTCTATCTTCTGAAGCTTTTATTTCTTGAGAAAAAGAAGCTTGAGAAACCATTAACGGTTGAGCTTCTTCAGTTTTTGCTGTTTTTGATTTATTTTGAGATTTTTTAGGCATTTTACTTAAATATTACACATTATTTAATTAATATAGGCGAAAAAGTCTCCGATTGATTAATTTGCTGTGTAGACATCATATCATTATAGCACTTTATTGCCCAATTTGCTAACATAAATGCTGAATAATTGTCTTTTCTGGCTTTATTTGCTGATACGCTTCTTTTTAAATGTTGTGGTAAATCAAAGCTCTGTGTTCCTCTGCTTGTAGCAGAGTGTTCAATTAGAACGCATTGTTTCTTGGTTTGATAAATAAAATCATCTTGATTTTCTATAAAATCTAATGATGTCCAATCCTTCTTATCTTCGCCTTTCATTAAATCTAATGGAATATTTAAAGATATAGTTTCATTAAAAAAATTCTCATCAGAAGCTGTTCTGCTTGCAAACCATACTTTTTTATAATCTATACAAGCTTGAAGATATTCGTTTGATTTACGAATAAAATTAGCAGTAAATACTTGATTAAATGCTATTCTTTTATCTTCTATATTGTATTGATTTTTAGCATTTCTCATCATCATGTCATAATCTTGGCCTTCTAATTCTGTATTCATATCAATTGTTTTAATATTAATTTTATCTCTTTTAAATAATTCTGATTCATTGGATGCAGCTAAAAATGTATCTGATCCAGCATTATCAAGAATAATAAATGCAATATTAAAATTAGTTAATATATAATAAAAATAATTAACATGATTTTTTAAATTGCCAAGTCCAGCATATGTATGAACTAAAACTCCCTGTTTTTTCTCTTCGTCTAATTCCATTACAGCCATAGCAAAATAATCCGCATTGGGACTATCACTCATATTAGGATCAATACCAAGTATGTATTTTTTATCTTTGTCACCCTTCATTAATGTGTGAGGTCTTTCGCCAGTTTTTAATGTGCAATCTTCCATTTTTTTTGCATTAAAATAACTATCACTACCATCTGTAAACTGAGCGCAATACTCTCTCAAAAATCCACTATGACTTGATCCTCCTGCTTGAGCTTCTTCGATAATTGTTTTATCTATCATTTCTTCTGGCAATGCCTCATAACTCATTTGACTTACGAAATATGTAGCCTCTCCTTTTTCTTTGCTGTATATTTTTTCTGACCATTCATTATAAGTTTTATATAAATTTTCGAATGTATAGCTTGCAGAAGAAAGAGCAATCATTTTACTTGTATTCTCGAATACCATTCTGTCCTCTTCTTTCATCATTCCTTCTAATATTAATTTATCTTCAAATTCTCTGATTTGCATTCTTTCTTTAATATTCTGTGGGGCAACTAAGAATGGCATTAATACATTTTTAATAATTTCTTCTGGTAGCAAAAGGAACTCGTCAAGAACTAATATATTTGCACGAAAACCTCGAATTTTTTCGCCATTAAGAGGAATTGCTACGATGCTTCCTCCGTTAATTTGCCATTCAAATTGATCATTTCTTTTTGCTTTTGCCCCAAAGCATTGAGCTAATAATTCGGCTCCAGGACTTTGTACTATTTTCTCTAAATTATTAAAAATAAATCTAGCTGTTCTAAATGTAGGCCCAGCGATAAGGATTTTAGTATTTGGTTCAAATACGCATTGAAGAAAACAAAATACTGCGCCCATAAAAGATTTACCACAACCACGACCAAAAACACACATATTAAAATTTCTATTCATTATAGCCTTCAAATGTATCTCTTGGTATGGAGCAAGCTTAACTCCACTTATAAGCTCTGTAGAAAATCCAAGATTTGCCCTTAAGAATTTAGCTAATGATATTTTAGCTTCTTTGTCATTAAGATAGCCTTTGAGCTCTGATAATTCAGCATTAATATCTTTAACTTCTCTAATATATTTTTCTGGACAATATATCATAAAACTTTCATATCGTAAGCCAATTGAAGATCTATCTTTTTATAAAAACATTTACTAGCAAAAATAGATTCAATTAATCTTTTCATTTCATTTCTTCCGTCAACAAATAAAAATTGTAAATTATTATAATTTTGTAAGAGTTCTCTGACGTTATGAAATATATATTCTGGTGTTACTTTTATCTTTTTACTAATATGAGGTAAATATTGAAAACTTAAAGCGTTTGATAACTTTTCTTCAACCATTACGATAATATAAGAATTATTCTTTTTAGCTTTTTCAATTTCATTTTTAAATCTATCAAAATTCTTAACGCTTAGAGTGCTTATGAAATCACTTAAGCTTTTTCTCTCTATAAAGCATCCACAATTATCGTTTGAACAAGTATAATCGCCAAATCCAAGCGTTTTAATTTCAAATGGGGAATCAAATTTCAACCAACTTTGCTCGCGAGTATCAACGTAAATTATATCTTTTGATGTTAATTTATTTTTAAAATGATCTCCGACTAAATTAGCATGAATGAATTTATTTTCTAAGCCTATAGATGAGCATACATCATAATAATCTTTAAATATTTTATTATAAGATATAATCGATGGAGCCATAATTGTTCTAAGCTCTACTTGAGTTGGGGAGTATATTAAATTTTTAGATTCTTTTCTTTTAATTAATAATTGCTTACAATATTCTTGAGCTTTTTCTATTGGCTGTTGTTTAAGCCATTTTTTCATATTATTCTTATCGTTGAAATCGCTAGTCAAATATTGATCTTTAGTTTTGAAATTAATTAATTCATTAGTCAATAAATCTCTGCGCTCATAATATTTTTGGTAATATTTTACTTTATTAAGACCATAACCTTTTAATGAAAGATGAAGGCTTTTTTCATCTTTAAATTCTTTGCCATCAACTTTACAAATTATGCTCATCCGTTTAATATTTCGTCTTTAGAGATTCCTAAAATTTTAGATTTTATTTCATCCATCGTAGATAGTCTATCTATTTCTTTTTCAACTACTTGTTTTCGCATCTCTGCCATTTTAATTAATTTATTTCTGCTTTCTTCCTCTTTCCACATTTGTACAAGATTAATAATTGATGCAGTTTCTTTTACTTGCTTGCTTAATCTGTCGCTTCTTTTGACTTTTAAATCATTATTCAATTTTTGTTGTCTATTTACGCAATCATTATACTCTTTTCGAGCTGTGCTACTAGCTTCTACAATCGTCATTGGTATTTTACCGTCTTCTTGCATGGATAATTCAATTTGATTTTGAAGTACGTTGATTGTTTGCTGTATACTAGAAGATATAACTACTTCTGTGCAAAGAACAATATATTGATCAACTTCTTCTTGAGTTAAATCACTTTTATCATAAGTATATCTAACAAAACTGCTTTCAAAAAGTTCTCTGTCTGGTTCATTATCATAAATATTAATTTGATGTATAAATCTATGAGTATTCATATACCCAATCAATGAATTAATTTCTTTTTTATGTTTATGTGTTAATTTATTTTTGTCTACTCCATCTAAAACGTATTTATTAATCTTAGCAATCATTCTTTCTTCACTACGAGGAGGTCTATACTCTTCTGTGGATGCAGTTTCGTTCTCTGTATTATTAAATTTAATATTACTTGGAATATTTTTCATATACTCCAACACGCTTCTGGTTTCTTGAGAAAGATTAGTTAATTCATCGTTTTTAAAAAGAATTTTTGACATTTCTAATCCAGTCATTGTGTGGCAATTGTTACTTACGTATTCTTTTTGCTCAATTGTTAATTCTATTAAACCTTTAGCTTGATATTCATGACTTTTTTTAGGCTTAATTTGTCTAGAAGCTAAGAATATTTTAACAGCTTTTCCTTCTTTGCTTCTTCCATCTAGATCATCTCTATCAAAAGCTAATTTTACTAATTCAACTAAAGACGGAGGATTATCTGGACGACTATTCCATTCGTTTAATAGTTTTAATTGCTGCTCATTCGTGAGTTCTGGCAGATTTTCACTCATAAATTAATATATATCAATTTCGCCGTTATATAAATAC